TACGATCTTCAATATCATGCACTTCATTGGGCATGAGATTACCGCCCGTCCCAGCGAAACATTTCTGTAAGATTTTAACTTTCATCATCATCTCCTAAAAGAAGGGTGGGCCAGTTAGCCCACCCCGTTACTTATTAAGCTACAGATACCTCATCTGTGATACCGAAGCTAACTGCGTTGCGAACACCAACGTCAAGCTCTGCATGGAGTACCATGCGAACTGTGCCAGCTTTCGATCCGCTGTATGGATCAACCAAGATAGATGGTGCGCCAAACTGTGCAATCATCAACTGTGAGAAATCACCGAAGATCAATGCAGACGCATCATTTCCACCATCGCCCGGATCAAGGTTAGTTGGTACGTTTGATGTAAATGCCATTGGGTAGCCATAGAGGTTATTCCAAGGATCATTCAAGATCATTACGCTATCGGTAGACGCCACTTTAGCAGTAGAAGCAAGTTTTGCTTTCACGGCTGGATGTGACAAGAAGCCAGCAGCATTACCATTGACAATGCCGTTGTCCTCTTCAACCAACTTAACAAGACTGATGATGTCTGACCATGTCAGACTGTCAACATCAGTACCAGATGAAATATCAAGGTTGTTTACACCTGATGTATTCAAGATACCTGTTGGTTGACCTGATGATCCAGAGCCTTGGATTGCATAGAACTCTATCCGATCTGCTGCTGAAGCAAGCAAGTCATTTCTGACTATTTGCTCAATTGATGGCACGCTTTCCATTGCAAGCAAGCGTGAAACCTCAACAAACGCACCCATCGTGCGCGGCTGAAGTGTTACGCCACCATCTGTTCCAGCGCCATCTGTGACATCTGCCAATTCCTCAACAAATGCAGCATTTGCACCTGTTGCGAGCTTTGGCATTTTGATGCGGTTTGTCAGACCTGACAAGTAGGTTGCACCCAATCCACCAAGCACTTGACGTGCGCGAAGTGCTTCAATGAACATGTCTCCACGATGTACTGTAGGAACAAAATCATCAAAGACAACTTCTGAGCCAGAGCCGCCTGTTGCTGCTGTTGAGAGTGGACCACGCTGACCCCATACGAAATCAGGAACATAAACGCCTTCGGCTTCACGTCCTATACGCATGGTAATTTCGTCATTCATCTCACGCTCAAAACCAGCTTTACGCCAATCGCCAGTGACTTGCGCTTGGATCATGCGACCCAATGAATATTCACGCTTTTGCTTTACTGGCACATCAACTGCTGCTGGAGCAATATCCAGAGGCTTGTCTGTGATTGCATTGAGAAGCTGACCACGGAACTCATCAACTGATGTTCCTCTGGCAATTGCTTCGTTTGCAAGATCACGCTTGTTGTGCTTGGCTCCAAGTGCCAAGATTTCAGCATCATTCTTACGTGCGGCACGAACTGCTTCAGCTTTTACCGCATCAAGATTGATGTCTGTTTTGACTTCTTCAGTCATTGTAACATCTCCTTTTGATGTTGAGGGTTTAGGTTCTGCTGGAACTGATCGCCCAACACCAACAAGATTTGACCGATCTGCTGGCACTGAAACTATCGAAACTTCCATAGGAGTAGTCTTGATCCTGTAATAGTTATCAGGATCGTCCTTCCTTGTAATTCGGCCATCAATACGATAGCCTACACTGATGTTTGATCTGATGCCATCAGTAACATCATTGAACACTTCAGAGGCAAGCGCACCTTTTCCAAAGCGCACCTTTGCACGTAGACGCCGCGCATTCTCATCAAGTTCAACCCCTTCGACAACGCCAATTTGCTTGGTCATATCGTGATCCAAAAGCAATGGCGCTCTGCCACTATTCAAAAAGCGTAAATCCATATTTTCCGCTGAATGATCCATAACCTCAAGGCCAAAATCTCGCTCAACAGGCTCCTCAGAAGATACACCGACCATGACGCTTCTGCTATCCATATCAATGGATTTATCTTCGTCCATGTAATGCCCACGCATGGACATATCTTCACGGCTAAAGCGCTCTTCTTGCTGCTCTTCTTCCTCATGGATTTTTGCGTAAGTAATCACATAAGTGTCATCTGTCTCTTGGATGTCCACTATGTGACGCTCATCCATTTCTTCAAATAGATCGTCTGTCATATCTTCACCTCTCTTAGATGACATTGGATGACCTTCTGGTAAAAGGTCTGTATCATGCTTTCCGCTGCGGAACTTCCCATTGCGAAGAACATATAAAAATGAATTGACCCTTGCATATGCCCATTGCTCTGGACTGCTAACACTTGGCCTAACACTTTGCGGATTGGTCTTATATGCACCAATGCCACGATTAAACACAGTTGATAAGGTTCTTAAATTAGTGCGCTTGCTGGCTACATTGCCAACCGCTTCATTATGGTCATCAACTTTCTTCTGTAAACCCTTACGCACAGCGCCAGTGATAGCCCTTAAACCACGATCTTCTTTTTCTAACCTATCACGAATACGTTTAGACCAAGCATAACCAGCATCACCGCCCCATAGAGCCCATGCAATGCGTCCATTTGACGGATAACCATCTTCACCTTGGCTAAAACCTTCAGCTTGCTTGTCAATCTCATGGCGACTGAAAAACGAATACATACGTTTTACCGTATCTTCAGAAAGCTCTTTATCATTCACAATGTCTCTAGCTCTAGCAATGCCCACAGCAGTGCCACCACGCCCGAACTCACGCCGCCACTCAAGACCGCGCTCCGCTTCCGCTTTCATAGCTGCTGTGGGTTTATAAGTCGCCATCAGACACCTCTGGCTCTGCTGGTGATTTCATTCCAAATGGTTCAAATGCCAGAGAAAGACCATATCTTTCAGCCATTTGCTTGTCGGATTGAATTTGACTGAATAATTCCTCAACATCGCGCCCATAATTTGCCGCAATATCATTCATGCTAACTATGCCGTTTGAAAGTGCAGTAACATGAGCGTTTATTTCCCTCTGAGGATCAACCCAAGCAAATCCACGACCTCTGAAGTGGATATTGTCAGAGAATTTATCCAGTTTAGTAATTGGAATGGGTATATTTCCAAACGAAAGAGCCGCTTTTAACCAAGTTCTAAAGACAGGCTCGCAAAAATGTTGTATAATGAAGGATTGCAGCGTTTTATAGTGATCCCGCTCCTCAATCGTTCCTTGACGAATAGAAGAATAAGAAACGCCTTTCAGATCATTAGATAGGCTTGTGTAACTTACATTCAGACCTGATGCGATGCCCCGCAAAACAGCTTCCTCGAAATCAGCAAAGGCTGATGTTGGATGGGCTGGGTCTATCATCTTAAAGTCATGTCCAGAAGGTAGCTGGTAGACAGATGCTGGAGCCATATCAATCACTGGCACATCATCTTCAGTCATACTGTCACCAGCAAACTCATCACCGTCTGGCGTTGTGATAATGCCAAACTTAGCAGCAGCCGCTCTAGCCGCAATCAATTCAGCTTCACGGTATCCATGCAACATTTTAAGAGATGCAATCGCTGGAGCCATAAAAGGCTCTCCACGGGTCTGAAATGTGCGCTGCGGAATGAATAGATGCAATATTTCACTTGCTGGAATACGCTGATGCTTCCTTGAGCTTCTATTTGAGAAATTAAAACTATCGTTTGGATGGCTAGTTAGAACATAATAAGCAATAGGCTTCTGATATTTATCAACCTCAACGCCCATACGGATTTCATTGCCATTGTCTGCACGTCCGTTTTTATCATGGTCGATCAAATCAGCTTCAAGAAATTGGATATTAAATCCATCTCTAAAGTTGCCGCTCATATATTTGACAAACACTTCGCCATCTCTGGCGAGCGTTTCAGCCACAAATCTCTGACAATCCAACCAAGACATACGCCCAGTGACTTCGCAATTCCCAGCGCGACCCCATACCTTAAACGCATTTTCAAGGATTGCATTGCCAGCCGCATCTAACGCACCATCAGAATTGGTGGCTCGCACCTGAACAGTAAAACCTTTTTCACCCACAACATTGGTGCGAATAAGGTTAAGAAATCGCTTTGCGTATTCGTTATCTCTGGCGAGTTCCCTACTTCTGTTTCTCAAAATGGGTAAATCTAGCTTTAATTCGCTATCTGCTGAGAAGCTAGAGCCAACAAAATCAGCAAATAACCTGCCTTGATTTGCTCCCGCGTAACTTCTGCGCCTTCTACGCCTTATGGGTGTTACTGTAGTTGTCACCTGATTGCGCTTAAAAATATCGAATAAACCCATCAGATAAACCTCATCAATATGCTAGAAGATGTCTTGCGTCCATGCTTCAAGTCAATCTTACGCTTTTCCGCTTTAACTGCACGTCTATAATAATCCCGCCAAGTCAGCAACTCATCAGGCGTCATCTTCGTTAATGATCGTCCAGCAATTGAATAGCTAGATATATCTCCATCAGCCCTGTTTTCTAATACCGCCTCAATCTTCTGAAGCATCTTCTCTTCATGCGTTCTTGGATCAACAGAATTGACATCAAGATCAACTAAAATATCAATTTCACCTTGATCTAGCACGATCCTATTGCTGGAAGCTGTCTCTAAGACTTCTATCTGGTAATGATAATGGCCAGCCGTGTATGCTGCTGTGGTGACGCTGGTTGCAGTAAATAAATAATCATCACCCGTATTCGTAGCGGTAATCCCGAACTCTAAGTTAGCGCCCGTTGCCGACCTAGCTATAAAAGTCAATGTATGCGCGGTGTTTGGATAATCACTTGAATATTTTGTAATTTTCCATTGAACAAAATCACCAAGAACGATCTCCGCTGGAACTTCTGTCGGAGCATTCGCGGCTTGAAACAAGTTAGCCATTATTTATATCCCAGAACAAAATTGTTAGGACGCGCTAAATTACCACGCCGCTTTGGTATGTTTCGCTGTGACTGTACCACATTTTGCGCCTGTTTAGCAAGATTATCAAGGTTTAGCCCCATCAATTGAAGCGCAGCAAGCGCATATACCCTGCAATCAAGTGCCTCATTGCGTTGCCTAACCTTAACCCATTCCCTTCTTGGGCGACCCTTAAAGTAACGTGTAACCTTTTTCTCAGAGGTAAGCATTCTAAAATATTCCTCACTCCGCTCTATTGGGAAATGGCAATATCCCGCACCTTCCTCTGTAATTTTTAGCCTAGCAAATATAAGCTCTTTGGCTGTATCTGTTCCGACAGGAAAAAGATTTATCTTTCCTATATTATTCTTTGAAGGCTTGCCAATGATGGGCTTTCCTTCACCACCAATACCCTTGATGGCAAAAACCCGTTTACCTGTGCGCTTTTTAACGTAATTATAAACTTGCTGGGTGTAATGACCCCCACTATCAATACAGCTTGCCCTAATTGTCATCTCCCCACGTTTCGGATGCACAAAAGTTTGACCTAACACCTCATCAAGCAAAGCCCAAAGCTCCGCGCTTGATGGGTCGCCATATATCTCATCATACGCAATTGACCAAGTTTCTTCACCCTTGCCGACCCCAAGTATCTCATAAGCAAGGCGATCATCTTGCACGTCAACGCCAGCACATAATACTAAAACACCCTCTGGCACATTATCTTCATAATATTCCTTGCGCTGAAATAGATCATATTCATCTATGCGCTCGCCCTGTTCTTCCCATGTTTCGCCAAGATATAAGTTTACCCATGCCTTCAAACGCATTGGATCACCTTTAGCATTTATAAAATCTTGCACCCCTTGCGCCAAAGAAGTCCAAGGTGAATAAAGGGCCGATAAATGAAACCCTGCGACACTACTGCTAGGATGAGTTGCTATCCATTTTCCATTTTTCACTGCATTATATCTTTTTGCATCATCCCAAATGCTTCCACATTCAAAACAGCAATAATGTGCAGTATTTGGATCACCATTTTCCCATTTAACACTTTCCCACTTCAATACTTGCTCTGTTTTGCAATCGGGACAAGGCACATAGAAATATCTCTGGTCACTTTCGGCAAAGGCTTTTTCTATTCTGGACGCACCTTTTTCAGTCGGTGTGCTAACCATAATGATCTTGCGGTTCCAGAAAGTAGTCGATCTTTTCTTTGCCAATTCAACGGGATCGCCTTCAGTTCCAGCAGATAATGGGTATCTGTCAACCTCATCGCATAGCACTACACGGATTGGACGTGATGCTAGACCTGATGGGCTATTAGCGCCAGCGATGCTAATATGACCGCCACGGAAAACTTTATGCAGGATTGTGTTCCCGCTATCGCGTGATCGCGGATCGCCAAT